AACCTACTGGTGGTGTAGACCTTGCAGCACTTCTTGAGAAGTACTCCACCATGGGTGGCAATGTACCCAAGGGTCCACAGTTTACTAGCCAAGATGCCGAGGCTTATGTCCAAAACATCTACAACCAAATCCTTGGTCGCAATGCCATAGGTGCTGAACGCACCAAGGCTATCAGTATGTTCCTTAATCAATCTGCTCAAACAGATGTTGCTGGTCGTCAGGCTGCCGTTACTGAGATGGTGCAACAGACCCCAGAGTTTCGCACACAGCAAGAGAACCGTTACCTAGATGCTATCTATAACGAAGTATTGCAGGATGTTAGAAGGGCGAAGGCGATTTAAATGGCAGAGCGTTATTCTAAAGAATTTGAAACCCCAGAAGAAGCAGTAAGGGTTATCGGAACTGCCATTTATCAAAATGAGCAGATTATTAAAAGCGCCAGTCCAAGTAGTGCGCAGTTTAAAAAAGCAAAAGCAGCATTAGAAAAACTTAGAGTTGAACTTAAGAAAGCCAGCGATGCTGTTGACACAAAGCGTGCTGAGGCTAAAAAGCCTAAAGTAAATGTAGCCGATGCTAAAGACCAATACGAGCGTGAAGTTGCTCTTGGAAAAGAGCCTACTGCTCGTTATGGCGCAGATGGAACATCTTTAGTTCCTGGAACCGAGGCTTATTTCAAAGGCACAACTGATAAGCCAAAAGTTCCTGCTGCACCTGCTGCGCCAACCACACCCACAGGCGATAGTTACACTGGCTCTGGAACAAAAGACAAGCCACTAGAACTTAATGGCGCACCATTCTCTGGTACCTACAAAGGTAAGAAGTATGAAAATGGAATCCTTGTAACAGAGCCAACTAAGACTGCTTCTGGTAAAGGTACTGGAACTGGTACGGGTGATGGTGATGGCACCAAAGAAGATAAAACCAAATGGGTTTCTTACCTACGCTTAGTCTTTAATACTATAGAAGATAAACAGCAAAAGGCTCAGATTGATAAACTTTTTGACGATGCACTAAAGTTTGGTTGGAGCGAAGAAACATTCAAGGAGAACCTTAAGGGCACTCAATGGTGGCAAGGTAACTTTGCAAGTTTCCGTCAGTTCATTCTAGAAAGCAAAGACCCTCGTAATGCTGGAACCTTTGCTGAAAAAGTCAAGAACAATATGGATTCCGTTACTTCAAAGATTGAAGCGCTTGGAATCGCACCTCGTTCAGTTGACCCACAAACGGGTAAAGTTATTGACAATAGCAAATTTATTGAAAGTATTGCGCTAGAGGCAATCAAGAATAACTGGACTGATGACCAACTAGAGAACTACCTTTCCACAAAGAGCAACATAATCTTTACTGGCGGTGGAACCATTGGTTCATACCTTGACCGTGTTAAAAATACAGCATACATGTATGGCGTAAAACTTGATGCAAATATGGAAAAGGCTATTAACACATCCCTGCTTGACCCGCTAGATGGGCGTGACTTTAACTACTGGACCAATAGCATGAAGCAGATGGCTATTGATGCCCCAGAAAACAAACCATTTGCTGAGTCGCTTAAGGCTGGTCGTAGCCTTTATGAAGTAACCACAAGTTACAGAAACCAGATGGCTAACCTACTTGAGGTTGATTCTGCAGCCATTACATGGGATGACCTCATGAGCAAAGTTGTTGATAAAACAAGCGGTAATGCTCGTACATTTGCAGATTTTACTAAGGCTCTCAAGCAAGACCCACTATGGCAATACACTAGAAATGCAAAGGAAACCTATAGCGGCATGGCACTTGACTTGGCTAAGATGTTTGGATTCGCGGGGTAATTATGGCACTGACACCTGAAGAAAGACAAAAGCGCCTTGATGAAATAAAGGCTGAGCGCGAAAAGCGCATCGCTGATGAGATTGCACAGCGTGCTAAATCTGACCCAATGTTTAATCCTACTGTGCGCCCACAAGCACCTGCTGCAGATGAGAAATATGTTTATTACTACAGTTGGATTGGCGGTGCTTCCAGTGGTTCTTGGAAACTTTATAGAGAATCAAAGGCTGCTCCTCAGTACAAAGTTGACACAGCAACTAATCGCTCTGTTGGTGGCACAACTCAACAAACAGGGATTAGTTCTGTAGGCGCAAATACTCTTGCATCTAAACAATCTAGTGGAAAAACTGAAACTGGAAGAAAAACAAACGCAGACGGCAGCACTACAATTACCTATAGTGATGGCTCAACTTCTACGATTCCAGCCCAAGGTAGTGGAGATGTATACAAGGGTTCAGGAAGTACCAGCGACCCATTAACATTTAACGGCGTTCCATTTACTGGTAATCGCAACGGCGCTAGATACATAAACGGTGTATTGCAAGTAGATAGCAATAACAACCAAGGTGGCACTACAACTGGTTCTGGCACATCCTCTGACCCATTATTGGTTAATGGCAAAGCATTTAGCGGTATGCTCGGTGGAGTAAACTATGTTAATGGCATAGCCCAACAATCAGGTTCATCTAATACTGGCTCAAATGTATTAACTGCAACAGATATTGAAACTAAAGCCCGCCGTACTGCACAGCAAGATTTCAAGGCAGCCCTTGGAGAACTTGGTCTAGCGGATTTGGCTGATGAAGTTGACCGCATGATTAGAGAAGATTTTACGGTTTCTCAAATCAAAATGGAATTGCCGAAGTCTGCCTCTTATCAACTTCGTTTCCCTGGCATGAAAGCCTTGCGCGATGCAGGCAGTGCTATCAACGAAGCAACATACATCTCCAATGAAAAGGGTTATCTTCAGACATTGCGTGCCTATGGTTTAGACACTAATGTTCTTGGCAGCCGTACAGCCCTTGGAACTTACATAGCAAATATGGTAGCCCCTCGTGAATTTGAGGAGCGAGTTAGCATGGCAGTAAATAGAGTTAATGAAAACCCAGAAGTATTAGAAACATTTAAGTCATTCTATCCAGAAGTTGATAAGAGTGGAGTTGCTGCATATCTACTCAATCCAAAGGCTGGAATGGCTATCATTAAGAAGCAGGTTCGCACCTCTGAAATCGGTGCTGCTGCTGCCTCTGCTGGATTTGCTCGTGACATTATGGGCATCAGTAACATTGAAACTCTACTACCAGCAGTTGGTGAAACAGCCTATGCTGGACTTAGAACAGAATTCCAGAGAGCGCGACAACTGGCACAAAGCCAACGCCGATTAGCACAGATTGAAGGTCAGCAATATAGCGACCTTGAAGCAATCGGTGCTGTTGTTGGTGATGATGCAACTAAGATGCTTGCTTCTGAACGCCGCGCTCAGCGTGAAGCAGCCCGCTTCAGCACACGCGGTGGCGTTACTGGCGCATCACTAGCAGGTCCAACAGCAATATAGAGAATCCCCACCCTGACCGACCAGCCCAGGGGGGCGTACAAGTCTGGAAGCAATAGCCAATTTGGTTTCCCCGAATCAAGTTGTGGATTGCGAATACAACTAACAAAAGGGAGATAGGTAGATGGCTACCAATTACGAATACGATGACGAAGATGACGACACTACTACAGATGTTGTCGGACAACTCCGCAAAGTAAACCGTGCGCTTGAAAAGCGTGCAAAAGAACTAGAACAGGAGTTGAGCGGTCTGAAAACTCAGACCCGTCAGCGTACTGTCAAGGATGTGCTACAGGCTAAGGGATTAAACCCAAAGATTGCTGCATTTATCCCACAAGATATTGACTCCTCTGAGGATGCAATTACTTCTTGGGTAAATGAATACGGCGATGTATTTGGAATCCAAACTCCATCTGAGGAAAAGCCTGCACAAAAGAGTCCAGAAGTTGTGGCACAAGCAAGAATCAACAATCTCGTTGCCACTGGCACTGCGCCAGATGTTGACGAAGATGCGTTTGCAAAGATTGCTGGAGCCAAAACTCGTGAGGACCTAGACGCACTCCTTGGATTGCAATAACCAAACTTAAACATCAACCAATCACCAGGAGGTGAACCCACATGGCATATACCGACACCTCGGCTCTCGCTGGTCTAGTAAAGACAGCGTATGACCGTTATGTTGAATTTGCCCTCCGCGCTCAGCCGATGATTCGTGCTGTTGCGGATAAGAAGCCTGTACAACAGGCTATGCCAGGGTCATCCGTTGTATTCTCGCTCTACAACGATTTGACACCTGCAACCGCTTCACTATCAGAAACAACAGATGTTGATGCAGTAGCACTCAGCGATGTTGACACCGTTTCAGTTACTCTTAACGAATACGGCAACGCATCACTCGTTACTCGCAAACTTCAGTTGTTCTCGCTCTCCGATGTTGACCCTGCAGTTGCAGACATCATCGCTTACAACATGGCTGACTCTCTTGACAATGTGGCACAACAGGTCCTTGTCCAGGGCACCAATGTTATTTACGGTGGCAACGCAACATCAACCGCAACTATTGATGCTGCTGACACCATTGACTCAGCAGACCTTCGCAAGGCTGTTGCTAAACTTCGTTCAAACAAGGCTGTTCCTCGTGCAGGAAGCCTCTACTGGACAGGTATCCACCCAGAAGTATCACACGACCTCCGTGCCGAAACAGGCTCAATCGGATGGCGTGATGTCCATGGTCTAACCGATGCAGCACTTGCAGGAAACCTTCTTGCAGGAACCATCGGAACATACGAAGGTGCTTTCTATGTAGAAAACCCACGCATGTACTCCGCTAAGTCAGGCGCAGACCAGACCGCTCTTGCTACCACAGCAGTAACTGTTGCTGGTACATCAGCAGGCTTCACCTTTGGTGTTGCTTCTACATCTGTCATTGCTTCTCGTGCAGAAGTTGGCGACAAGATTTCTGGAACTGGTATTGCTTCAGGTGCAAAGATTTCTGCACTCAGCACTACTGGCTCAACAACCACAATCACTGTTAGCATCGCTAACACAGCAGCAGTTACAGCAACAACCGTTGTAACTGTAACTCCAGTAACTCGCGTATTCTCAACCATCCTTTGCGGAAAGCAAGCGTTGGCAGAAGCCGTTTCACAGGAGCCAAATGTTGTTATCGGTCCAGTGACTGATAAGTTGATGCGTTTCCGCCCAATCGGTTGGTACGGTGTTCTCGGATGGAGCATCTACCGTCAAGAGGCGCTATACCGCATTGAAACTGGTTCTTCAATCGCTGCTCTCTAGTTGATTGACTCTGAGGGACAGGCATATTTGAAAAGTCTGTCCCTTCGGGGTGAGTCCATTAAGGAGGATTCATGTCAATGTATTACTTCACTACCCCTACGGTAGATGAAACTCCTGCAGGGGATAACATCCTCTTTGCTCGCTACAAGATAGCCCGTGGAATCTCAGTCTTGCGTTTAAACGGTGTGTACTCCTCATTTAGATACCCAAGCCAAGTACAGACAGACCAGGCTGAGGAGTTCTATCTAGGCGGTACAAAGACTTTAATTACCCAACAAACAGCCGATGAGTTAACTGCTCAGGGCTACGGAGCGTACATAACACCAGCATGAGCCTACATCAACAACAGACCCACCCAGAATTTGTAGAAGGTTGCTTTGGCTGCAAGGTCAGCACCTTGACTATGAACACTGGCGATGCCAATTCAAACCTACAGGTTTCATCCCGTAAGTGGGATAAAGAATTGCAGGCATATAGAGATGCCCGCTCTCAGGGCATACAGCCCGCAGGAACCAGTATGAAGAAGGTTCAAGAAGCAGTAAGAATTTCAAATGAAACAGGCAAGGCATACGGAGCATAGGGAGGAATAATGGCTGCTCGCAAACCACGCAAAAAAGCAGCGCCAAAGCGCGTGCGTACAGTCAAAGATGAGTCATATACAGAACTAGAAATGTACTGTATTTGGCTTAACGAGTATTACAGGTCCCTAATTAAAGCAGGCTTTAGTTCCGAATTAGCCTTGTCTTTTGTAATGGAAAAGAGTTCTTATCCAAGTTGGGTGAGTTACAAAGCACCTTCTGAGGATGAGATTAAGCGGATGCTGGATGAAGATGATGACGATTGAACCCATCGTTCCAGAACCGTTGTGGGGACTGCCCTCTCCCACCATTGAAGATGAGGACATTTACGAAGATGAGGAAGAATAATGTGCATTGAGTGCAACTGCTTCGGAAC